CATGAGCTTGAGGAGTCAGGAGTTGGCAGTTCAAAAGATATTGCCGAACTACTTTCCTTATCACATAAAATGAGCATGGACTTACTAGATCGCGAGATTCAACTAGAAAAGTTAAAGCAAACTAATACTGGTCCACAAAAACAGGTTAATGTGCAGATTAATAGTGATGATGGTACTAAGTATGGACAACTTATACACAAGCTTATTAGTGGTGAAGGTATCTAATGCTAACAGTAAGTCGAGAAGATGTTGATGTTGAATTTATACAAGAATTCGACCCTAGAACCAGATTTATTAAGCTACCCATAGACAACTATTTAAAATTACTTAACTTATACGACACTATTAATCGCCCACAAATTGCATTAATTAACAGTGTCAACAATCCTAAATATCGCTTTATTTGCGCTGCACTTGCGCGTCGACTAGGCAAAACCTATATAGCTAATATTATAGGTCAACTAGTAACACTAGTGCCTAATTGTAACGTACTAATAATATCACCAAACTATAATCTTAGTTCAATAAGCTTTGAGCTACAGCGTCGTTTAATAAAACATTTTGATCTTGAGGTACAGCGAGATAACCTTAAAGATAAAGTTATTGAGCTACAAAATGGTTCAACTATTCGCATGGGTTCAGTTGGCACAGTTGATAGCACAGTAGGTCGTAGCTATGATCTTATTATATTTGATGAAGCTGCACTAAGTGATCGTGGCGAAGATGCCTTTAATGTAGCACTGCGCCCTACTCTAGATAAGCCTACAGCTAAAGCTATATTTATTAGTACTCCTCGTGGTCGCAACAACTGGTTTTCAAAGTTCTATCAACGCGGATTTGATACTAATTTTCCAGAGTGGTGTAGCCTACAAGCTGACTATACTGAAAACTTACGCATGGCTGAGTCTGATGTGGAAGAGGCTCGCAAATCAATGAGTAAGGCGGAATTTGAGCAGGAATATTTAGCCTCGTTTACTACGTTTGAGGGTCAGATTTATACAGAGTTTAAGCAAGAGTATGTTATAGACAATCTTCCTAGTGATCTCCGTGGTGAAGCTATTGCTGGTTGTGATCCAGGTTATCGCGACGCTACTGCTTGGATAAATATTATATATGATTATAATACAGATATATTCTATGTTGTAGAAGATTATTGTGAATCAGAGCGTACTACTAGTGAACATGCTAAACATTTTGCTAGTATGATTGAGCACTGGAAAATAGAAATTGTTTTTATTGATAGTGCAGCAGCACAGTTTGCTAGTGATCTTGCCTATAGCTATAACATAGCAACTACCAAAGCAAAAAAAGATGTTTTACCAGGTATACTTTATATACAAACACTAATACAGCAAGGCAGGTTAATGGTGTTACGAAGTTGTAGACATGTATTAGCTATGCTAGATCAATATCGCTGGGATGATCGTGAAACACTAACACGTGAAAAACCCAAGCATGATCAATATAGTCATATAGCTGATGCACTTAGATATGCACTCTATACTTATACTGTATAGGTATAGAAATTTAGTTATTGACATTTTTATAGCTTTTAGGCTATAATAGTGAAAATTATAAGAGGTTTTAATTTGGCAGTTAATACAAATAAACGTATTGCCGTAAAGTGGATTAGGGACAAGGCTAAAAGTGCCTATGAAAAAGACACACACTGCTATATATGCAAAACAACTAGTGAACTTGAGCTTCACCACCTACACAGCATAACTTGGTTGCTGGAGTCCTGGGCACTAAAAAATAGCATAGATATTAGTACTGATGAAGCTGTACTAGCAATTCGCGATCAATTTATTAGTGAACACCATGTAGAAATATATGAACTTGTATATACCCTGTGCAATCGTCATCATGTTCAACTACACGGCATCTATGGCAAGTCACCTAGCCCTAGTAGCGTAACTAAGCAAAAACGTTGGATTGAACTACAGCAAGAAAAGCATAGTAGCGGTGAAAGTAATTTTCGTGGTAGTAGTTATGGTTCCTACTTTTCACAGTTCTTAGGAGGAACCGATGGCATTAGAAAAGATTCGTAACTGGATTATTAACAAACTTAATCCAGCTCAAAGTAGTATTGCTTACGAAGAAGGTACGCATATATCTACTACTCAAAAGATTAGTTATCAGCAAGCATTTCGCGAATTAGACAGTGTTCGTAGATCTGTTACTATGCTAGTAGATGCTTGTAGTAGCCTAGATTATGATATTAAAGATAAAGTAACTGATGGAATTGTTAACGGTATTCGTCAAAAAACATTAAATACACTATTAAATTATAGACCTAACCCCTATCAATCAATACAAGAATTTCGTCAAGCAATATTTTTAGACTTTGTACTAGAAGGCGATGCATTTATATACTGGGACGGTACATTTATGTATCACCTGCCAGCTCAAAATGTACAAATTATAACAGATACTAAAACTTTTATAAATCACTACAAGTACATGGGTACTGTAGACTTTGCTGAGCAAGATATATTTCATTTTAAAGATCATCACTCACAATCAATCTATCGCGGTACTAGCAGACTAGAAGCTTGTCAAAATAATATAAGTGTTTTACAATCTATGCACGAATTTCAAAAGAATTTTTTTGATAATGGTGCTATGTTTGGTGTAGTACTTACTAGCGACAATGCACTTAGTCAACTAGCCAAAGAAAAAACTTATGAATACTGGCGTCAACGCTATAATGTTAAAGGCGGTGGACGCAAACCTATTATACTAGACAACGGATTAAAACCTCAAAATCTAAATCAAACTAACTATGGTGATTTAGATTTTGATCAAGCTATAAGTAAGCACAGTGAGCGTATAATGAGTACTGTAGGTGTTCCACCTATACTATTACAAGGCGGTAATAATGCTAACATTTCCCCTAATTTACGCCTATTTTACTTGGAAACAGTATTGCCAATTGTTAAAAAATATATATCCTCAGTGGAGCGATACTTTGGATATGACGTGGAAGCCATAACATCAAACGTAAGCGCACTACAACCAGATCTAGATCAAATAGCAAAATATCATTCAACACTAGTAAATGGCGGCATTATAACCCCAAATGAAGCCAGAAAAGAATTGCGTTACGATCCTAAACCGGATAGTGACACATTAAGAATTCCTGCTAATATAGCAGGTTCAGCTGCAGATCCCTCGCAAGGTGGGCGTCCAAAGCAAACTGGGGAGTAATATGGAAAAAACATTTTACTTGCATAGCAAGTTTACAGCCAAGGCATTGCCTAGCGATAGTGGCGAAAATAGTATTAGCATAGAAGGTTATGCTAGCACTATAGATGTAGATCGCCAAGGAGATGTTGTTCCAGCAGGCGTATGGGAAAAAGGATTAAGAAATTATTTAAAAAATCCTGTTATCTTAGCTTATCATGATCACACACAACCTATTGGTCGTATGGTTAGTCATAGGATTGATGAACAAGGTTTGTGGATTAAGGCAACAATAAGTGATGCAGCTGGCAATATCTATAAGCTCATTAAAAACGGAATTTTAAGTGCTTTTAGCATTGGGTTTCAGGTACGTGATGCCGAGTATAATTCTAAAGCAGAAGTATTTATGATTAAAGATCTAGAACTACATGAAATTAGTGTAGTTAGTGTTCCCGCAAATCAAAGTACTCTTTTTAGTTTGTCCAAAGCATTTGACAATGCTGAGGAATTTGAGTTATTTAAACAGCAATTTGCACCCAAAAGCGAATCAGCTAAAGGGCTAGAATCCTCTACGGAAGCAAATTTAAGCAAAAAGGAAGAATGGACTATGGATCCTAAAGAATTAGAGAAATTACTAGCTGATACATCAGCTAAAGCCGCAGAAGCTGCTGCCAAAGCAGTTCTGGATGCTCAAACTAAAGCTGCTCAAGAAGCTGCTCAAAAAGAGCGTCAAGAAACAGAATTAGCTGCTAAAGTTAAAGCAGCTATTCAAACAGTTGATACAGGTGCAGAAAAGCTACTAGCAGAAGTTGAGAAGCGTCTTGCTGATCAAGCTGCTGAGCAAACAAAAGCATTTGAAGGCCTACAAAGCGCACTAAAAGAAAAAGCTGCCGAACTAGAAGCCCTACAGCGCAGCAAAATGCAATTTAGTGAGACTAAGGGTCAAGAAATGAAGTATGAGGATAAAGAAAAGGCTGTTTTACTGGCTAAAGCTATGGGTCGTACTATTGAAAACACCAAGTTTGGTGCCGAAATGATTCAAAAGTATGGTCAACATCTACCTAGTGCAACCTGGGAACTAGAAGTTAACTTAAACTTAGAGTCAGAAGTTCGCCGACGCCTAGTTATGGCTCCACTATTCCGTAACATTAATATGCAAAATAATGTTATGACAATTCCTGTCAATCCTGAAGCAGGTGTTGCTACTTGGGTTACAAATAGTCAGTTTGGTACTAGTAACAGTGCTGGTGGTACAAGTTCAACAACTGGTTATACTCCTGGTGTTGGTAGCCCTCATGCACTTAAAGAAATTACTCTTAATGCCTATAAAGTTGCTACAAACGAGTATTTAGCCTATGAAGAGGAAGAGGATAGCCTTATTGCCCTAATGCCAGTTATTCGTGAAGCAATGGTTCGTCGTTTAGCACGTGCAGTTGATCGTGCTTTCTTACGTGGTGCTGGTGCAGGTAGTGATCCTGTTAAAGGTATTGCAGTTTGGGATGCTGTTGGTGGTGATAATGTTACACCTAGCGTAGGCGGTGCTGATAAAGTTACTGTTGCTAATCTACGTACTCTACGTCGTGGACTAGGTGCTTGGGGTCTAGATCCTGCTGAAATCGTTTATGTTGTTAGTACAGAAATCTACTACGACTTACTAGACGATACAACATTCCAAACAATTAACCAAGTTGGTCCTGCAGCTACATTACTAACAGGTCAAATTGGTAGTGTTGGTAACAGCCCTGTACTAGTTAGTGCAGAGTTTGCTGATAAAGCAGCTTCAGCTGTTGGTGCTATTTGTTTTGCACCAGCTAACTTTTTAGTTGGTAATCAGCGTGGTGTTCGCGTTGATACACAAGAACTAGTTGAAACTCAGCGTCGTGTATTTGTAGCAAGCCTACGTACTGGCATTACACAACTAACTACTAATTTAGGTAGTGGTGCTAACAAGCTAGTTTGGGCAGCTTAATTTTTAACTTTGACAGGGTTCTTATGAGCCCTGTCTCTAAAGCCTATTATAATAGGTTTTAGAGACATTAAATGAGGTAACTATGGCTGCAGACTTAGTAAGTAAAACAGAGTATAAAAATTATTTAGGAATTACTAGCGGAAATAAAGATCAAGAGATTAGTTTTTTAATTCCTAAAGTTAGTAGTTTAGTAAAAACTTATTGTCGCCGTAGTTTTATTGATTATTATGACGAAGCAAAAACAGAAATATTTGATGGTGGATTTCCAGAATTAATACTTAAAGAAACACCAGTTATTAATATAGAAGAAGTAAGTATTAGTACAAATTACGGCCAAACTTATACAGAATTAACTAAGTATACAGACTGGGTTGATGATGGCGATAAAATTCGCAGTACTAGTCTAGCAACTTTTCCTAAATATATAAAAGGTTATCGTGTAATATATACAGCAGGTTTTGAAACAGTACCAGATGATCTTAAATTAGCTGTACTTGATCTTATTGAATACTACTCAAAAAATAATAGTGCTGTGCATGTTAATAGAGATATAGGACCTAATACTACACAAATACAATATGTAGCTAGTACAAATTTTCCAGCACATATTAAGCGTATACTAGATCAATATGTTGTGGATTATACATAATGGCTAATAATCTAGTAACTAGTGTAGGTAGTGTACCAACCCTCGGTATAGGTATAGATTTAGCTAAAGCATTGATTATAGTAGATAGAGCCAAATCTGTTGACATACCTGATGTACTAGAAGAATTTAGAAAAGTAGGATTAAGCAGCTCACTTGCTCGTAAGACTATTGATCTGGAATTTCCTACTATATTTAGTATTCATGGTAGAGATATTTGGACTCAAATAGAACTTGCTGTAAGAACTGGAAGTATTAAAGATATTGGTGATGCTACTGTAGTAGCAGCTGTTTATAATAAAGTTATAGAAAAAATAGCCAGTAATAGTAAGTTTGAGCTTATTACAGAAAATAAATTAAATAACTGGATAACCGAATATACTACATGGTCTGATAAAGTTAATCAAAAAATTAATCAAGATGGTAGCCTTAGTTCTGCTGATGCACAAACGTATGCAAGTGAATTTAAAACTTTAAAAACTAAATGGACAGATAAATATTATTTATTGTATTTACAACAAGGCACTTTTAATTTTGAAGATTTTAAAAATCAACTTGAAAATTTTCCATCAGAAGATACAAAAAAATTATTAGCTAATGCAGCTAGTGAACAAGATAAAGCCAAAGCTATTGCTGCTGTAAATAGAGAATCACAAGAAATATCACGAAAAATAGCAGGCACAATAGGTTCGATAAAAATAGCCACAACAAGTTTTGCTAATTTTAGAG